GATCATCCTCATGCCAACGGGTTTGGATCACAATGATCGCCGCGTCAGGCGCTTGGCGTGTGGTAAAGACGCTGCGATACCAATCCTTTTGCTTGGCGCGGATCGTTTCGGAGCTGGCCTCCTCGGCATTTTTGAGCGGGTCGTCGATGATGCCCAAGTTGAAGCCTTTGCCGGTCGCCGCGCCGCCAACACCCGCTGCCCACATGCCGCCGCCGCCGTAGGTTTCCCATTGGCGCATCCCTTTCGCCTGGCGCAATTCGCCGCCGGTTGCCACGTAGTTGGTGCGAGCGTTACGACTGAGTGAATAGGCGAGGTCGGCGCCATAGGCCGCCAGGCCCACCCACCGATAGGGAAATTGCGCCAAATAATAGGCGCTGAACAGTCTTGAAATGGTCTCGCTTTTGAAATGACGTGGCGGCATAAAGACCATCAGCCGCTTGATCGAACCATTCAGGACCCGATCCAGCACGCCCAGCAGCCGCAGCACATGCGGATAAAACTCATAGCGCGGATTGGCCTGGCGGATAAAATGGGCGAAGGTGTCAGCCGTCGCCTGCCGCTGGCGGCTCATCAGTAGTTCCACCTGATCGGCTGCCGGCCAGGCGTGAACCATGCGGAGGCTCGGTGGCAGATTGTCCGGTAAGTTGGTTGAGGAGGCCGGTAAGGTCCAGTTTTGCGCCATCGGTTTCACTCTGAGCGAATTTGAGCCAATCCAACAAGTCTTTCTCGGTCGTGTCACCCAAGTTGCGGGCGATGCGCTTGGCGATTTTCAGCCGTTCGGTTTTGCGAGCGATGCCGGTCAGGAAAACCAGCCGGTCAACTTCCTCGCTGAATTCCGGCAGCGCCAGCCAGCGATAGAGAGTGCGTTCGCCAATGCCGGCCATGACAGCCGCCTCTTCGCGTGTATAGCCATCCGCCAGAGCAAAAGCCGCAGTTTGGGCTTTGGTCGTCCACTGAAAAGCTGCCATTTTCTGCCATCTAGGGCAAGTATCCTGTCGGAACCTGTCGTTTGACAGCTATATCCTCATGCGCACCTGTCAAAATATATCCTCGTCATCTTGATCGCACCGAACATATATGCTACATTACGCGCCATAGGGCCACACCAGCAGCTTACACGTTCCTACCCTATCGTTAGACTGGAGAATCACATGGAAAACACAATCAGACGCCCGCTCGACCTGTCAGCCCGCCAGTGGGCCGCCCTTGAGCAGATTGCCGATGCGCTGGGCGCTCGCGAGCCGCACGGCCGCGGTCACAACGTGCGCGTGACCAAATGGCAACTGGTGATCCGCGGCATCGCCACGGGCCAGTACATCGTCACCGAGCGCGAACCGTACCGGCTGCCGGTTGGCTTGGCTGAGGCTGCCGCGGCGGTCGAAGAGCGGCAACGGGAACACGAGCAGGTAGAAAAGGCACGGCGCAAGCTGCCGGTAAAGATGCAGCAACTGAGCATACTCGACCTTGAGCCAGCCTAACGGCTGGTTTTTCTTTAGCGTGCGCCGGCATAGACATAGATCAGCATTCCCACCACGATCACCCACATCAGCGCAAGACACAGATATTGCGTTGACGCCTCACGCCGTACTTGCAGTTCGGCCAACGCCAAAGCCACCGAGCAGATCAGCAGCGCAACTGCCGCGCGCCCCGTATCCGTCATGGCGCACTACATGCCGGTGATCACGCCAACACCCAGCACAATCACGGCGGCGCACAGGATCAGCACGATGGCGCTGCCCAGGATGCCGGCAAGCTGGAAGATCAGCGCCAATACCGCCAAGATGACGCCAAGAAGCGAAATGTATCTGCTCATTTGGTTTGTCCAGTCTCTAAGTCAACGAATCCTGTGAAATTCCCCCACTTAGGCAATGTGGTCGCGCCGTCCGTCGTGGTCGGGGGGACAGGGGTCAATTCGATCTTGTTGCTGCTAGATACCCACCTGTGCATCTGGCAAGCGCAACTGTCGGTCAAAACCGTGTAAATGCGCCCACAGCCAGGGCATTGCCAGGTTGCCAGTCCGGGCATTGAGTGCGTCGGTGACTGCGGCTCTGCCGTGCGCGATGGCTCAGAAGATGGCCCCGCGGTCGTGTTTGGAATCGGATGATCAGCATCCCAAGGATGCCACTGCCCATCGCTGCCCCAATAAAGGCCGCCTACATTTGTTCTCACGTTGTCCGCAACGAAAAGTCTCGTATGAAGATCACCTTCGACTAGCTCCATGTGATTTTCCTCTCCTAACATCCTCGCTAAATTGACAAGTGTATACAAATCGTGTATACTTACGTCATGGTCAACGTAATCTTTGATGACGACTTTGAATGGGACGCCGAAAAAAACGAGTCAAATCTCGAAAAACACGGCTTTACATTTGAGGAGGCTCTACTTATCTTCACGGGTGACACCCTCGTCATTGAAGATCGCCGCAATCCTGGCGAAATTCGCTATATCGCCATCGGGCCGCTTACGAGCCGCACAATGCTCACTGTCGTCTTTACGCGTCGGCAACAACGCCGCCGCCTTATCTCCGCAAGGGAGGCTACACCCAATGAACAAAACCGATACTATGCCCGCTTTGCCCAACGCCGCCGATAATCCCGTTTATCCGCCCGATCCCTCGCAGGAGGAGATTGACGAACTCTATGGGCCTGACAAGCTGCCTGATGACTTCTGGGACAATGGCGTCATGGAGTTTCGTGAGGGCAAAGAACACATTTCGATCCGCCTGCCCCATTATGTCCTTGACTATTTCAAGAGTGACGGCCCAGGCTACCAGAGCCGGATCACCGACGTTCTGCGCTACTATGTCATTCACCAGATGATGCGTCGGGCAGAAGCAAAAGGCCGCCAAGAGGCAGAGGCAGACGTGCGGATCGACTCAAAGTCTCAAGCCGTGTAAGCAGCACCATGTCTCAGGGTCAACTCTTCCCGCCGCCATCGGCGTATCCCGGCGGTAGCTGCCATCTTCGTCATGCAAGCGGATTTCTGTATGCAGATGCGCGCCTGTGCTATTGCCCGTTGTGCCAAGCAAGCCGATCACGTCGCCGGCTTTCAGCGTCTGCCCCATCTTCACACTGATTTGCTGTAAATGGGCATAAAAGGCATAGGCGCCATAGCCCTCCATCTCGCAGCGCACATAGTTACCGTAGCCGCCCTCGTCCCAGCCGGTAAAGGCTACCTTGCCGGCGGCCATGCTGTAAACAGGCGTCCCTTCCGGCAGCCCCGCCAAATCGGTTCCGTCATGGCCCCAAATGCCGGCTCCATAGGCCGGCGCAGGCTCGCCCCAATGCTGGGTAATCACCGCCCCAGGGAGGGGATGGACAAGATCCCCCCCCTGTATTGGAGTGGGTGGTATAGGCGCTGTAACGCCCTCAGATGATAGCTGCCACTCAAAAAAGTAAGCCGTGTGAATCTTGTAATCTGGCTGCTCGATGCTGCCCAATCCGCAGCCGTTGACCACATCGCCACGGTAGTCCCCTTCAATGCGGATGCCATAGCTGGGCGCAACTTCGTACATGGGCCAATCTAGGCTGTAGTCAGCGCCCAAGCCCTGCGCGGCCAGCCACGGATCGGCTTTGCGTTCGGTCTGCCGGGTGGCGCTGCCGCTGCTCCAGAATTGCGTCACCGGCACGCCCACGGCCAGCTTGCCGTTTTCGTCCAGAAGCCGTACGAAAATATTGGTGCGGCCTTGCGCCTCTTCTTTGTCAAACCAGCGCCCTACGGTCACGATAGGCGCCACGTCCGTCGGCATCAGGGCCGGTTGCAGCGTGCAGCCGCGTGCGGTCAAGCGCTTGTCCCAGACGATAGGCGGCGGCTCTGGTGGCGTTGGCTGTGGCGGCTCAGGGCGTGGCGGTCGTGGCGGTCGTGGCGGTTGTGGTTGTGGCGGTGTGGGCATCGGTTCCCCTGGGCTGATGTAGCCGCGCTTGACCGCGGCCTTGAAATCCTCCTGCACCAGCGGCTTGTTATGAATTTCGTATTTGTCGCCTCGCCAGCGATAGAGGGCCAGCGAATAGATCTTTTGCGTGCCGGGCGTGCGGTTGTGGTCATCAACCGATTGGTAGGCGTTCTGCACCCAACCGGCATTACGATCCAGCCAGGCCTCGTCACCCTGGTCGGTTTCGGTCACATGCACCGGCCTTGTAGCAAAGCGCGGCGGGATGGCCTGAATCGTCTGGTAGATGACGGGGAAATGCCAGTACCAACCCTGCACCTTTTCGGCGCTCCAAATCAGATTGGGGTCGGCTCCATGTGAATACCCGTGAATAGCAAGACCATCGCATTCAGTAACGGGCGCTAACATGCGCTTGTAATAGGCCAGCCAATCGATGCCACTGGTCACGTCCCACGGCGCAACGGCAGCCGCCATCACCTCACAATCAGGCCGCTCGTAGGTGATGGCCCGGTAGCAGCCATTAAAGCAATCGGCGTAATCTTCCGGTGAGATAGGGACGCGGTTTGGGTACTCCTGGGCGTGGTTCGGTTCGTTGGCGATGATGACCACCTGCACGCCGCCTGTATGCGCCATGTAATCAGCGCAGCGTTTGGCAAACTCGTCATACTGGCCGCGTAGTGGGATGGTGCCATCCTTGCCGTTATGCGCCCAGTTGAGGCGTAGTATCCAGTTGATGTCCGGGCGGATCTGCGTCCAGTTCTGCGGCTGCGGATTCTCGGCGATGGCGATTGACTCGACTATCCACCCTCCCGCAGGCACAAGGGCGTGGCCGCTCTGGTCATGCACGGCGTAGAGTAGCGCCATTAGGCCGCCGCCTTGAAGCGAAATTCGTGGCAGTAGCGGCATTTCTCGTTGTTGCAGGTGTGGAATTGGTGGCGATGGCCGCTGTCCAGGATGCAGGGCGCGCCGCACGGCGTCTTGCCGGCGCAAGCGTGCGATATGTCGCGGGCGTGCGGGCGTGTCTGTTTTGGTGGTGGGACGGGTTTGGCTTGGTTCATGCTGGTCGCCTGTGGAAAGTTTAGGCGACCGTTCTACGCGGCCTTATGTAGGCTGTGGCGTGGGCGTCGAAGGGTACAACACTGTAGGCCGCCGCATGGAACGGTCGCCTACAGTTGCCATAACGTTAGCACGCGGGCGCGTGTATGTCAACGAGCCGGACAGCCAGGGCATATATCTCATCCAAAATGATGAGGCCGCCAATCGTCCATTTGGACGATCAGAAGCTCGTATAGCCATTGGTAACGCGCCACCAGACCGCACCGCCCCCGTTCCTGTCCCGCCGCCGCCGCCGAAACGGGACGGGATGAGGTTGCGACGCGCGTGGCCGGGACGGCTCACAATGCCTACGCGACATTGGCGGTGTCATTCACAAGCCAAAGACCATCTGCCCAGCCACGCGCTGCCGCTCGCGCTCATAGCGGCGTCGGAACACATGGCTAAACTCGGCGTCATAGCGCAAATGGCAACTGGCGCAAAGGGCATAGACGGTGATGACCTCGCTTGTATAGTCAGTTCCGGCGTGGGCGCAGGTGAGCATGTTCTCGGCGCCGGCGTAGGCTTCGCCTGGACGCGTGCATTGCTTGCCACACTCCTGGCAGCACCAGTCCGCCGCGTCTTTGACGGCGAAGGCGATGGCGGGCCAGTCATGCGGGTAGAGGTCGAGCATACGCATGGGCATTATTTCCTCAGCTCCTGTTCTACGGCATGGATCAACTGGCTCCATTGCATCATCACATTTGATACGGCGTTGTAGAGCGCGGGCCGCACGTTCCGCAGCTTGGTCGCCGATCCTTTGGCAAGCTCCAAAATGGCGAGATGATCGCGCAAGCTCAGATCCGCGGGCATGGCCGCCAGCCATTCGGCGAATGATGGCGCAGCCGGGATCACGGTGTATTCGGCTTCGATGGCGTCAGGTTCCGGCTCAGGCTCCGCCACCGGCCCGGTCAGTTGCTTGGGCTTCTGTTCCCTGGCCGGCATGTACGCGGCAATCATGCGCTTGACCTGGGCGCGGGTGGGCGTTTGCCCCGCTGCTATATGCGCTTCCACTTCCAAGCGCGCCGCTTCCGGCGTGGATGGCGCGGCCAATTCATACAATGCGCCGGCGCTTAAAAGCGCAACGCGTTGCGCTTTTTCGGGTTCGCCATAGATGCGCGCAACGTTCATGATTGACTGAATGGAGCGTTCTTTCAAACCAAATTCAATCTCCATCCAATCCAGAAATTGCCGGTGCGGTAGAAGTTCCTTTACCGCCAAGAACGTTTTGCCGACGGTTATCGTGTCCCGCTGCCAACGCTTAATCGCCAATGCCGCGTCTTGCACGGTTGCCCTGTCCGCCTCGGCGACCGTAGCATAGTCATACTTGAGCGCGGCGTACTTATCTACCGCCAGCGGTGCAGGCTTGGGTGGCTTCGCCGGCTTGGGCGTGGCGTGTGGGCGGATGCGGCGGTGCCCAGAGGGCTCCCGGTGCGTGGTCATGGTGCGGCCCTATTCCCGCGTGGTTTCAATCCCGCTGTGTCCGCCAATTGCGGCCACGACAGCTTCAGCCTCTGCAAATGCGCCGCGGCGCTTGCCCAAACTGCCGGCTTGGACTCGTCAAACTGCGCCATCGTCGGCATAGCGCCAGCCATGCTAATCCGCTGGACCTCGGCGACAACCTCCGCTAGCGAAGGCACCACGTTGCTGCGGTGTGCGTGGCGCTGCGCTTCACTCTCAATCACACCGCCTTTTCTGTGCCCGGCCCGCTCTTCCCTAAGCCGCGCAAGCTGGGCGCGGCGGGCCGCGGTCGGGGCGCCCTTTGGGCCCGGCTTAGTCTTGGCGGGTGCGGGATCTGCGTCGTCGAGGTCGATGCTGCCCAAGCCGTCATCCTCCAGATCGTCGAGTTCATCAACCGCGAAGCTATCGGGAACCGTGCCATTCATATTCGCTCCTGATGGGGTTGCACAAACGCGCGCCTGCGCCCACGAGGCGGGCTCCCGCTCTTCCTGCCACTCCTCGACCGCGCACATGATCAGCCGCACATGGCCCAGGCTCATCGGCTCAAATTGCGGCACCGTGCCAGTGGTAAACTCTGCATAGCGGGTGTTGATCAGGTCGGTCAAATGTTGTAGCTGCTCAGTTGTCGGTTGCATAGCGCCTCCCGCAATGCCTCACAATGGCTCCAGCTTCATAATCCGCCGGCAGTCCCACAGCCAATCCGCCAGCTCCTGCACCGTGCGAATGTACTGGACGCACTCCCGCAACTGTGCCAGCTCATAGGCCGGGTACGTGAACATCGGCGCGGCGATGTACTCCTGGCAGTATTCGGCCACCAGCCGCACCTGGGCGTCGGTCGGCTTGGGCGCGAAGATGGGGTCGTTGCGGTAGGCGACGTAGGCGGCGATGGCCGTGCGGGTTGGTCCGTAAACGTCGCACGTAAGCGGGACGCCATAGCGCGTGTAGAGGTCGGGGTCGCGTGGGGTCATGCTTCCGCCTCGCGTCCCATGCGCCAGTCGCGAAACTCCTTTAGGATGCCAAACACCTGTTCGGGCTCGGCGCCGATGCGTTGCTCCAGGAATGACACCAGGAAGGCATCAGTCAACGACGCTTGGGACGCTTGCAGTAAGTTCATGGCAAGGCTGATCGCATCCTCAGGCGGGATTTGGGCGATCTCACGCGTGAAGCCTTCCGGCCCATAGCTGATCCGCACAATCGGCTGGCGCGTTTTGGCACCGAACATGGTTTCGACGAAGAAGCTCTTGCTATCGCTCATGGCTGGGGTTGCTCCTTCTCCGCTAGCCGTTCCAGCATGTCCTCGCGGTCGGCAATCGTCAGCGGAGCTTGCCGGCGCGCCTTCGCTTGCGAAACCATCACGCCGGCGATATTGTCCATGCCGGCAAAAGGATCGCGCTTGCCATAGGATCGCCGGAATTTATCGCGGTAGTCCAAATCTTCCTCAAACCAGTCGTTATAGAGCCATAGCCAACTTAGCAGGGCCATTTTCTGATCAAAGTCCATCTCTCTTATCAGGGCGTCAGCCCCCACAACAACAACGGCTTTTTCTGCCTCTGCCAGTACAAGCTCGTTGAGCGCGCGCATGTTGTTGTTGTTGTTTTTCTTCTTAGTTTTCTCTTGATCTTGATCTTTATTTAATACATTGTTTACTTGGGTACGTACTTCAGTAGGTGCTTCAGTAGCTGCTTGGGTACGTACCTTAGTAGGTACTTTGGCAGGTGCTTCAGCAGGTACTAAGGTACGTACTTCAGCAGGTGCTTGGTCAGCTAGCTTAGTACCTGCTTGGGTAGGTGCTTTGGCGGCGGGAAAAGCCATCACGAAAGGGAGCGGTTTGCCCTCCTGATCGCAGGTGTCAAGCATCCTTTCGCCTTTGGGCGTCGTCCAGTTACAGACCATCATCTGATTGCCCTTGCCATTAAAGCGTATGCAATCCGTCCAGCCCTCTGGCCGTGGATAGCTTGACGACTTGGCGAATTGCATCGCCTGATATTCCCACCAGTTGAGGAACTGGGCGTATTGTTTGCCCTCGACCGTATAGAGCAGGATCGTACCGTTCTCAACCATCAATTCAAGCCACTTGCTTACGTCTATGATTTCGATATGGTCATAGGGGAAGATTTCCTTTGCTAGATATAGCGGATGCGCCTTGAGCCGCCCCTGATCATCGGCAATGCTAATCATGCCGATTTGCAAAAGCCGGCCCCGTGGTGGTAAGGCGGCAAAATTCTCATTACTCCAAACCGAACTATCCAACATACGTCTACTCATGCTATATTCCCTTTCAATATGGTTGTTGTTGTCTGCCCCATCGGCTGCCCTCATCGGCCCGTGGGGCGCTTCTTTTGTTCGTTACTACCCCTGCTATTCCCCGTCTGCGCTATCAAGCCCTTATGTCGCTGGGTGAATCCCTCTCTGTTCTGAAAGGCTATCTGATATGGCATCACCCGCAGATGTCGAACTTCGGACGACCTGGGTTGCACGGTTCCTGCAAACGAAGCGTGCGCTCAATCGCTCACCGAACACGCTGATCTCCTACCAACAGCACCTCAACCGCTATCTCGACTGGTTGGCCGAGCCATTGCAACGCCAATTGGATATGGGCGAACCCGAAACGATTGAGGCGTTCATCGTCCACGAACAGGAGGCCGGCTATAGTCCATACACGGTGGCGGGTCGTTATCGGAGTCTGCGGGTCTGGTATAACTATCTGGTCAAACGGGTAAAGTGTCTGACGGCATCACCGATGGCCGATCTGGAAGCGCCCGGCTTGCCAAACAGCGTGCGGCCTTACGTCAGTCTGGCGCAATACCAGCGGCTTACGGGTTCAATCCGGGACAACACCTGGGTTGACTACCGCGACCGCTGCATCATCTATCTGCTCTTTTGGTGTGGCCTCCGCATTACGGAATTGACCGACCTCAAACAGCCCGATGTTGACGTGATTCGCCAGCATGTGACGGTGCAAACCGGCAAAGGCGGCGACGGCAGGCTTGTCCCCTGTGGCGCCGATCTTGGCCCCATGATCCGTGCCTACCTGATGAAACGGCCTTTGACGCACGACGGCCAGAGCATTGCCGGCAACCCGCTCTTTATCTCCAACAATGGCATCGGCGGCGCAAGGGCGGCGTTAAGCGGCAACGGCGTGCGCCAGATGCTGCACCGGCGCTGTGCCGAGGCGGGATTGCCCTACCAGAACCCTCACCGCTTCCGCCACGGCTATGCCATGCTCTTCCTCAACAACGGGATGCAGCTATCCGCCGTCAGTGACACGCTAGGCCACGCCAGCGAAGAATTTACCCGCCGCTTCTATGCCCATTGGCTGCCGGAGGGCATCCGCCGCGAATATCAGGACGTGCGCCGAAAGCTCTCACAAGCCGGCTGATTCTAAGCAAAAAAACACCCACTGTAACTAACTACCGATTAGTTACAGTGGGTGTTTTTATTATTGAATTCGGCGCGCTTTTACCTCAACCCACTGTTAATACCTCTTAATCATTGGGTTCAGGGTTCGAATCCCTGGGGGGTCACTATAACGAATCTGTTCAGTTGTTAAGGTGTAGCCCCATCTATCGCGGTCAGTTTGGCGATGGGTGGGGCGGACATCAATCGTAGGAGGTTTTCCAAATGGCAGCTAGCGACACCTTGACAGAACAAGAGCGAGACAGTGCTTATGCGTTCTTTACGAAAACCTTGAAGCTGTCCGGTTGCCCGGCATGTCAATCAAAGAAAAATCTTAATTTGCATGGCCGGTATCTCTTAGTCGAGCATGGCCCCGACGGCACGTCAGAATACGGTACGGGCGCACCAGTCATTGCGCTTCATTGCTCTACCTGTCACCACATCATGCTTTTTGCAGCCAGGCCAATTCTCGATAATCAGTCTATCTCTACTGAATTATCAGGATAAAGGTTGATTCCTATTTCTGCTTCTAATCCCCCGTCGGGATGCTTCGCCGTCTGCAACTGCCCATCCGTCGCTACCGTGATGGCCCAGGTTTGGCCGGTCTCATCACGAAGGACGAGGTGGTCGGGTTGCGGGACGCGAACGTAAAGGCTGGATGTATCGAGTGTCAACCAATTGGACTCGTTTTGCTCAGGTTCCACAGAACCCGATAAGTTGCCAAGCTGCACGCTGCTCTCTTGTTCTGACATAAGTTGTCCTTTCGAGGATTTAATGGATACGCAATTACTTCTTTCTAAAGAAAATACAGCCGAAGCCTTTGAGATTCTTAGAGATCAGTATCAAGACAAAATCGACGAGCAGCTTCAGAGCTACAAGAGTATCTATGCCCAAATTTTTGCATTATTCATCGTTGCAGAAATTGACCGCAGGCTTGATAACGAAGCCCAAAATGCGACGGGCCAGGGATTAGGGCAAGTAGCTGCCCTCCTCGCGAAAGCTCAGTCCTGCAAGACAAGTGCCGAACATTGGCAGCGCCGATTAGATACCCTGGCGCAAATTTATGACAACCCAGATCATCTGATGGCGACGGTCAACGCGTTTAAGGCTTGAGTATCCAGGCCAGTTCCTCTGCATAATTTGCAGGATTGTGTTCCAGATAGAACCGAACTGCCCGCCGCACAATTTCTAGTTGGTATGGGTCAGTCAAGAGGCTGTTTAGCACCCGACGTTCGGCAATATCCTTGCGGACATCAGCGCCGTTCTCATGATTGATGAGATCACGAAGCGCTTCTTCTGTTTCCGCCGAAAAACACCGGCACATTTGCTGTCCTTTCTGAACACAAAACCTCCACCTCCCATTGGGCAGGTGTTGGCATAAGCATCTAGCCGGTCGTCTGCCAGGATTCGCGGCTAGATGCAAAACGTCAAACGCTTCGGTATACATGCCGGGGCGTTTTTCTTTGCCCCGGCAGCACCTAGCTAAAGACCGGCTGTCTCACGGCTACCGGGGCTTCTATTTGTGGGGAGGGGAAGCCCACCGGCTTCAACAGGTCAATCGGGTTGATCTCAGGATAACCCGCCGCCCGCAACGCCTCATTCAGACCGCGCGCAATTGCCGCCACGCTTTCTAGGTCAGCCGTTTCATTCTTCAGAATCTTGACGACCGTATTGCGATGGATGCCGGACAACTCCGCCAGTCGAGTCTGATTGATATTGGCGCGCCCCATTTGAGCGCGCACCTCTGCGACGTCAACCTTTAATTCTTGCTGCATATAAAGCCCCTTTCTGTTGATTTGCCTAGCTATCATACGTCCATTTACTTGCACTGTCAAGTCTACATTTTGAATATCAGACTTGACATGCACATTCTGGTGTGCTATAATCTATTCAACGGCAAGCGCACATGGCGCAAGCCAATAAAAAAAGAGGCGCAGGTGTGTCTAGCACCCCGCCTCACGGTTTCCGCCCTACTTCTCTTAGAAAGGCTTCAACAAAAATGAGTATATCACAGAAGCATTACCAAGTCGGCTACGCGCTGTGCGTCGCACGCCAACCCATCGAAGCGTGCCAGAACAACGCCCAGCGCCGAGGCTGGTGGGCTTGTCTCGACGCCGAGGCCGAATGCGCCACCGCCGGCTACGCGGATCGGATGGGCTTCTAATGGCGACCCAATACGTCTTCGCGATTGGCAAGATGATCGCAGCCCCGCCGCCGGTCGTGACCGTTGACAGCCGCCTCGCCGAATTGCTGGCCTGGCGGCGTGAAACCGGCAACGAGCTGCCGATGGCCGCCGACCTCATCTTGTGGCTGGAAGATCGCGGCTTCGTGGTCGATTTGCTCAGCGGCTGCACAGAACGGCTGGAGCCATTGCAGCAACTGATTGACGAGGCGGCGGCGACAGAGGATTATGAAGAGTACCTGGCCGATCAGGATTACTGGCGTTCCGGCAACTGGTAGGAACAATCGTGGGTGGGCGCATACGAGATCACGCCCGATCAAGATCATGAAAATCTCAGAAGTTTTCCCGTCAAAGTACCTAACCGCCGCCGATCTGAATGGCAAGCCCTACACGCTCACGATCCGCACCGTCACGCTGGAAGAGATGATCACCCACGATAACAAGCGGGTGCAGAAGCCAGTCGCATGGTTTGAGAAGGCGCAAAAGGGCTTTGTCATGAATAGCACCAACGCCCATATCATTGTGGCGCTCTATGGCGATTCCACAGACGACTGGACGGGCCAGCGGATCACAATCTACCCAACCAAAGTCAAGGCGTTCGGCTCGATGCAGGATTGCATCCGCGTACGCGAAGAGATTCCCGCCCAGCCCAAGCCCGCCGTGGCTGCCCAGGCGGAAGAGCCGAGCGGCTTGGATGATGACGAGGACGTAGCCGACTTTGACGAGGGCGGCTCCCTGCCCGAATCTGACGCGTCAATCTTCACCGCCAGCGACCGCCCCGCCAAGTCACCGGATGACGCCTCACCGGCCCAGCTCCTACGCCTCACCAAGCTGATGGCGCAAGCATACGGCACGGATTGGGGCCGCCATGAGGCCGAATGCGCCCGGCAAGCCAGCAAGGGCGCTGTACGCCAGTTTAGCGATTTGAAGGCGGTCGAGGCGCAGGTTTTGATTGGCAAGCTCGAAGCTGGCGTCCCACAGTCCGCCAACGGCATAGTAGCCGCCCATGCGTAAGCTAACCGACGCGGAATTGAGCGCGCCCACCGTCACGCTCGAAATCCCAGAGGCGCAATTTTGGCGGCTGCCCAAATACATCCGGGACACGCTCATCCTCTACATTGGCAAGTCCCGTGACGGCAAATTCATCTACACCATCCCCGGCTACCTGTACCGGGAATGGACACACCTACTGCCGAAATAAGCGCCGGCGCAAGCTGCTACAACAACTTGCGCCGACTAACACCAGATAAGGGACACCAAATCTGATGCCTAAACACAATCTTATCATACGCGACAACTTCGTCGCACCCGACCCGCCACCGCCCCGCGTCGAAATCCTCGGGAACCCTCTGGGTGCGACCGATCTCCCACCGGCCCCGATCAGCCAGCCGTACCCGCACAGCTCGTATCATGACCGCGCCCTTGGCTTTACGCTGGCAACCGCGCCCCTGGCCGGTGTTGCTGCACTGGTGGCTGCGCTGGTGGGCATCCTTGGCTTTCAAGTGCCGATTATGAGCCTGGCCGCGCTCTTGCTTGCCCTTGGCAGTTTCGCCTTGGTATGGCTATGCGCTTACGCGCTCCATGTGTGGGTGTCGCCCGACGGCGCGCTGCTGGCCCATACGTTGCTCATGTGGCGGCTACTCTTCCTGGAAGCGCGTGAGCGAAGGAAACGCTATGGCCTCCGCAAATAACGGCATCTTGGGCGAGCTTGGGCGCAAAATCGCGATATCCAACGCAGATCCAAAGCGAAGTACGTCTTTGCGCGCCGTGGCCGATCAGCTCTCCAAGCGCAACGTGGATCAGGCGACATGCGAACTTCTCAATGAGGCGTTGGCCCGGCTGGTGCAGCTCGCCTATGAAACGGATGCCGGCGGTCTGTGCAACATCGATGGCGCCACGGGTCGCTTCCTCATCCCGCTGCCGTTCGGGCGCAATGGTCACGCCAAATGGGGTCTGCGGCCGCAGGAAGCGAATATCCTGCGCCAGATTCTGTTTGACTGGCAACTAGAGCCGCCGACCCTGCTGTTCTATGATCGCAGCCGGCGGGCGTGGTTCGTGGATGTCGCACAATTTGGCAGCGTGGGCATAGCAAAGGCGTGGCTCAGGAGCCATCAAATCACTGTGGCGGTCTATAGGGCCGCGCGTGCGAAACGGGTAGGGTGAGGGGTAGCGCGGCGGGTGGAAGAATTGGTAGGCTGGAGTGCCAATTTTTGGAGTAGCGGCCACATATTGTGAAACACCAAATGTCCACGAACATTCGTTCTTGACATTTGGTTCCGACTGTTGTATATTTTTTACAACGCCCTTGAATGGCGTTGACTTTTGCGAACCGACCACACCCGTCCAAAGGAGAAAGGTATGCCGTATGAGAATCTCACTTTTGGTGAATTCTTCAAGTTGATGAGGTTAAGAAGCGGGCTAACGCTTAGAAAATTCTGTGAGGTTCACAATCTTGATGCAGGAAACATTAGCAAAATTGAAAGGGGGTTACTACAGCCGCCAACTTCCAGAGAAAAACTCGAAGAGCTTGCCGAGTACCTCGAAATCGAGCGCTCTTCGGAGGAATGGTACTACTTTTTTGACTTTGCTGCCGCTGCGGCGGGAAGAATTCCCGCCGATGTGATGTCTGACGAAGAGCTCGTTAAGAAACTGCCACTAGTTTTTCGGACTATGCGAGGCGAGCGCCTCAACGAGGACGGCATCGAAAAACTGGTCGAGATTATTAGAAAGGCTTAATTACCTTGATCGACGTGCCGTACTTGAAGAATGATACCATCACGGACTACGCAACTAGCTTTCTCAAAGAGCATTGGCAAGATGAGATACCGGTTGACATTGAGTGGATTATCGACAATAAACTACAAATCGATATTATCCCCACACCCGGTCTGCGACGGATCATAGAAGTAGAAGGCTTCATTACCTGCGATGGTAAGTGCATCTACGTGGACGACGATGTTGCATCCAGGTACGGCACTCGATACAGGTTTACCCTAGCACACGAAATCGGCCACAAATACATTCACGGAGACGAGCTCACACACTGTTGCTTCCACAATATCGAAGAATGGAAGCAATTTATAGATAGATTGGATCCCGCGGTTCTTAACAAGATGGAGTATCAAGCCAATGAGTTCGCCGGCAAAGTCTTGGTTCCGAAGCCGCATCTAAGCCGGGAGTTCGATGAACTGCTTGGTGACGTCGAGCGGAACACGAAAATCGCAAAGAGCAAAGGCCTCAAGGCCAAAGACTATTTGCCGTATGCCGAAAGTCAAATCGCGACAGAGCTGTCATCTCGATTTGATGTCTCAAAGGCTGTCATGGAGCACAGAATCAAAGCGGAGGGATTAATGTCCCGTGTGCGAGCTAATTGATCGCCTGACAAACGCTATGAGGGGCGGATTGCTAAATCATTAGCGCCCCACTGATATAGAGAGGCGCCTGGGCATCAAACCCAGGCGCCGATTTTCGAATCATCATTTTTTATAGGAGAACTTTGCATGGCTAACGACTACGATACCATCCCTGCGAACACAGTCTATGTCAACTTATATGACCAAGTGACCGACACAAAGGTTAAGGTGATCATGGCCGTTTGCACCGAAATCTTGGAGCAGTTGCAGCCGGAAGCGCTTTACTTTTCTTTCTCCTCACCAGGTGGAAATGTTGCTGCTGGGATCACTCTCTACAGTTTTCTAAGAGGATTGCCGATTGAGATCATCATGCACAATACTGGTTCTGTAGATTCAATCGCCACAGCAATTTTTCTGGCTGGTGATAAGCGCTATGCCTGTCAGCATTCAACTTTTTTGTTTCATGGCGTCGCAGTAGGTGTCCAACAAGCTGCCAACTTGACCTTGAGTACATTGCGAGAATTGATCAGCGGCGTGGAGCAGGACGAAAATAAAATAATTCAAATTATGACAAACAGAACGAATCTAAGTGATTCAGAGCTTCGCGAACTATTCCGCGTGGGCGAGGCGAAACCACCGATATTCGCGGAAAGCAAAGGGATTGTACACAGCATTCGCGACCTTAACATCCCCCGTAATGCAAAGCTGATTTCGCTTAATATTCCTTGATTCGTCCGGTTCCGGCATCTTCTGCCCAGCGAAAGTGTCGACGTTGGCGAGGAGTATTCCGTGAGAGGGGCTATTTGTCACAAATGTATTCATAGGATTGATTTCTAGTGTCAAGTCCATATTTGGCTTCAGTATCAGAAACGAATATGGGGTGAAGGCTCAGATCGCAACAATCTCAATACGCGGAGAGTATAAATTCTCGATACCAAAAGTGGCAAGTCGGTTTTGAGCCTTCATTATACTTGCAAGAAGAGATCTCTTTCTCATCCAGAAGGACGAGATCGCTTAACCCAAACGCTGTAAATTGGCCCAAAAGGAGCTTCCCCCATGTCCCGCCTCATCGCCACCCTGCTCGCCGCACTCATCACCGCCGCTGGTTTTACGCTGCGGATGCCCTCAATTATCGCGCCGAATCCACGCCAACGCTTATCCTCACTGCAACGTCAACCGACGCGCCCACGCCGACCGCCACCGAAACGACTTCGGCGGATACCCCAACCGCGACGCCCACCGGCACCGACACCGACACACCGACCGTAACGCCAACTTCGACCCAGGTTGCTGCCGTTTGCGACTGTTCGGGTGATGTCTACAACTGCTCTGACTTCGCCACCCAGCCAGAGGCGCAAGCGTGCTACAACTATTGTCAGGCTCAAGGCTTTGGCGATCCGTCAAAGTTAGACACCGATCACGACGGCATCGCTTGCGAATCGCTGCCGGGTAAGTTTGTCGTGATCCGCTAGCTTGTCAGCTAATCAGCGGCGGGTTAGGTAACGCCCTCGTGGCCAGGGCGTTACCACTCGTCATGGAGCCGGCGCCGGCTCCACAAATCCGGTCAATAGCCCGAATACCAATTGCACCTGCGCCCTGATCGGCACCTCATCATAGGCCGGCGGGTCAGCCGCCCACGTGTCGAACGTGAGGTTCCAGGCATCGTCGGCAATGATCGCCCCCGGAAAGCCATAGCTCTGTGGGCTGCGTAGTGCATCGGCCAAAATACGCTTGTTGGTGGCGTCAAGGTCAGGGTGCTGGTTGTCAAAGTAGCGTGCCAGCCACTTGACTTGGTTCCATACTTGCGCCTGAAATGATGGCGACAGGCCGAGTCCTTCCTGCTGCAAAGTCGAGATAGCCATCTCAGCCCCCTGACCCAGAGGGTTCCCGTTGCTTCAGCGCGTCAGGGTCAAGGCGCGTTATCATTTGGTTCGTGATCATCAGCGCCCCCTCCGTCCGCGCCACGCTTTGCGCTTGCGTCTCAAGCTGTGCCCGCGCCCCGTTTAGACCCTGAATCAATTGCTCCCGTTGCTCTAGTAGCTCGTCAAGCGTCATCACGAGCGGCGACGATGGTTCGGCCACAGGCGCGATCTTCTCCGCGGGTGCCCCCTGGGCGTGATGATTCATGTTTAAGAGTTGCTCTGCTTCCATCGTGGTTGCCTTTCTGAATAAATTGTTAGGCTGCTAATTTACGCTCAAGCTCCGCCAAACGGCGTTCAAGCTCGATAATGCGCCCCTGCTGCTGCTGGAAGGCGGCGATCAGGGGCGCAGCAAACAACTCATAACGCAAGCCTTCAGGTTGCCCGTCACCATCGACAATGACATACTCCTTACCGCCCGCCGCCAACACTTCTTCGGCAATCAGGCCAATATGCTCATCTTGGATGGGATCGGGGATGAAGCCAGCCACCGGCTCATCGTCAGGCCCGATATACTTAAAGATGCTTGGCGCCAGTCGCATAATGAAGTCTGTGCCAAACTCTGGCGCTAGTGTCCGAATCTGCTTTTTGAAGCGGCGGCTGCTGGCAGACGATTTGATGATCGTATGCACGGCATTCGGCGATGAGCCAGAGGTCACATAGGCCAGTGTGCCGGTGGCGGTGGTTGACCACATGTTCAGGATCGCAAGCTGCCCACCAGGCGGATCAGTCGTGCGCTTGTTGTTGATGGTCAGATTGCCGAAGAATGTCCCGTTGCCGTTCTGGTCAATCGTCAAAACTGGATTCGTTGGATTGCCCGCTATACCGTCGGGGCGCAAATAGATGTCCAACGCCGCCCCGCCATTGACCTGGCCGTTGTTGTAGGCTTGCGTGGCCCGCACATACATGGCGAAACTTGGCGCTGTCATAAAGGCGTTGGCACTGGTCGATCCGTAGGCTTCGAGGGCGAAGATGTTGTCGCTCGCCAGCGTGCCGGTCAGCGTACCGCCCTTCGTGCCACGGGCGCTGCGGGCGACAATGTGGGCTTGATTGATAAACGCGCCAAAGGTATTGGAATAAATAGTCGAAGAAATGCCATGTACCGTCGCCGTGTTGATTGAGGTCGTTTCGACGCCGAGTTGGCCCAGCGGTGACGGTGTAGCCACGCCGACAGGATAATTGGACGATGCGTTGAGCTTGAGGATATTGCCGTCGATGCGTAGCTCTTGGAAGGCCGTTGGCGGCGTCCCGGCGGCGTTGTAGGCTGAGATCGATCCAAAACTGCTGGTCGTATTGTAGTAAATCTGCACGCCCGTTCCCGTTGCCGGCGCAGCGGCGCTGTCCGTCGTGCGGATGACGCCCGCTACATCCAACTGTGCGCCCGGCGTGGTCGTATTGACCCCCAACTTGCCGGCCGAGTCAAAGCGCGCCGCCTCGCTGCTGTTGGGTACAAAGCGAATTGGGAAAGCGCCGACGGTCTTAAAGACCAGCGCCGCCGGGTTGGCTTGCACGTAACAGTCGCCGGCATTGATGCCGCTGCCGCCGGTATAGCCCGATGAAGTAGCGGCAAACTGGAAGCTGGCCGTGTCGCTCTGGGCCTGAAAGAGCGACTGTGCCGCCGTGCCCACGGTCAGATTTTTCATCACCACACGGTTGGCGGCGTTGGAAGATTGCAAGATGTCGAGGATAAAGGCCGGCGTTACGCCGATGCCCACGCGCCCCGATGTGTCAATCGTCACCTGATCGACGTTGTTCGTGCGAATGTTGAGCGGAAAGTTCGTCCAGGTGCCGATATAGGCGTTGGAGTTTGAATGGGCAAACATGCCGACTTCGACACCGCTCGTGTTGCGGGCGCTGATTTGTGTCTGTGCCGTCGCCGGATTGACATAGACACCTTCGTACGTCTGCGTTGGCCCGCCCGTGCCGCCGCCCACATGCAGCAGCCGCACGGGAACGGCCTGCCCAATGCCGACGTTGCCGCCGCTACCACTATTGATCGCCAGAGTCAAACCATCCAGACGCAGAGCCTTGTAGACGGCTGCGCTGCGGTCATAGGCAAGCACCTGGCCGTAGGCGCTCGCTGTGTTATAGAGCATCTCTAGACCTACACCAGAGGCCGGCGTGCCGCTGCTGGTAGATCGCATCGTCCCTGCTACGTCCAGCATGGACGCCGGCGCTGTATTGCCAATGCCGACATTGCCGGCCGCGTCAATCCGCATGACCTCGACGGCGTTGGTCGTGAAACGGATGGGGCTGGCTAGAATCGTGCGTAGATGTAGGCTGCCGGGGTTAGCTTGCACAAAGGCTTCCGACGCCGCCATGCCGAGTGTCGGCGTGTACGTGCTTGAGGTTGCGCCAAATTGCACCGTAGCGACATCGGCGGCGGCCTGAAAGAGCGCCTGGGAGACCGTGCCAGCCGTACTGTTACGCACGGCCACGCGTGTGGCAAAGTTGCCGCTTGAGACCGCCTCCACTAAATAGTTAGGACTGCCCGTGCCAATGCCAAAGTTGCCATTGGTGTCAAAGCGCGCTACCTCCGTGGCATTGATGCCAAAGCGTACGGGGTTGACTCCCGTCGTCCGCAAGAGTAAGGCGCCGCTGACCGCTTGCACATAGCAATCATTAGCGGCCACACCGCCGCCGCCGGTATAGCCGCTGGAGGCCGCCGACATTTGCAAGCGTGACGTGTCGGCGTCAGCCTCAAAGAGCGCCTGGGCCAGCGTGCCGACGGTGCTGTTACGCATGAGGATGCGATTGGCGGCGTTTGTGGCGCGCGCAACGTCTAAGATTTGACCCGGCGTACTGGTGCCCAGGCCAACATTGCCGCCATAGAGGACAATAAAATTGAAGTTGCCCGCCGTGTTGACCAGGCGGTAATCCGTCATTGATAGATAGCTGGTGTAGCTGTTGACGTTATCGTCAACGCTCATCTGGATCTGACCGTTGTGGCCGGCTGTGCCACCCGCCCCGGCGCGGATGTTGAGCGTCGCCGTGCCCGACACACCGGCGTAGCCCGTCGTAATGCTGGCGATGGCATTGGTTGAAGTGACGCTATCCAGGTCAGCATACCAGCGCAACCAGGCCGGCGTGCCGACGCTGGTATCGTTGTCAAACTGGACGCCATCTTCTTTGGTGATAGAGATAACTTTGTTTGGGCCATTGTAGAGGACGATTGGCGTGTTGTACATCTTGAGGCCGCCAATCGCATCGGCGGTAAAGCCGCTAAAGCCCGTCGAAGGCGCAAGCGTGAGATTGTTACCGGCGGCGAAACCGTAAACGCTGCCAAGCCCGGCGAAGCCGTTGAGGTTGCCCATGCTGACGACCGGCGCGGTGTCATTCCAGTTGGTCGTGGCCGTGCGGCTGTAAATCGTGATCGTCGGCCCGACCTTCGTGTGAATCGTCTGCAGCGATGCCTGGTCGATGTAGCCGTCGTTAACCGCTGCGCCCAGGCTCACCACGGCATCGCCCACGACCCAATTGCGCGGCCCGACGCTCGTATAGGGTGCGCCTGTCCCGCGCAAAACGGCATAGCGGAAACCGCCCGTGATCGTGGTCGGATTGGTCGTCGGAGCGGGATCGACCTTGATCGCTTCATTCTGCGGCACGCCGCTAACAATGTTCTCCAGATAAAGCCAGGTATTTTTGGCGAACGTGCCATGCTTGAGGTCAATCGTGGTTGCGCCAATCGGAAAGTCGGCAATCAGGCTGGAAGTCGGCGTGATCATCACACGCCCGCCAATCGTCGCCATCACATTCGAGGCTACCAGCGTTTCGACGTAGAGTTCTGAGGCATAGAGGGTTGACCACTTGCGGTTGTAGCCGCCAAGATTGATCAGACCGCTGCTGCCAGGGAAGACATCGAGGCCGGTCGGATAAAGCACCAGATCGCCGCCGGGGACAATGTTGATGTTCGTCGCCGCCGGTGATGTGATGCTGCGCTCTGTGCCGATGAAGTCGAGGTTGCTGGCAAGCTGCGGGTCGGTGTTGAATTGAATCGCGCCTGTGCTAAAGGTATGATTGCCCGTCCAAGCGAAATTAAAGGCTCGGTTGACGTGTAGCTCGTCGGCGTTGACGATCAATGAGGCGTCCCCGGCGATCACATCGAATGTGCGGTTGGCGCTGAGGTCGCCGCCGCCCGTCAGCCCCGCTCCTGCAATCATTTGGGTATTGGCGTGCGGCACCAGCGCAAAGTTAACTGCCAGCACTTTGGCCGTCATCGTCAAGCCCGTACCGGCCAGCGCGTCAGCCACCGCCAAGCCGCCGGTTATGGTCAGCCCTGACGGCGTAGCGATATTCAGGCCCAGGCTCATCGGCGATGTGGCAAGCGTACCGCCGCCGGTTAATGGCGCTGTGGGCGTAATCGTGAAGGTGTTACGTACCACCGTCGCCGGCGTGCGTACCACCGTGCCATCCACGGCGACAACCTGCGTAGCAGGAACGACCGTTATGCCATCACCGGTCTGGGCGATGTGATGATGGGCGTTGGGGTCGGCCACATGCGCCGACAAATCTACACCGTCAATCGTGCCGCCGAGCGTGATATTGGCCTCAACATCCAAGCTGGCAGCGCCCACGCCGGAATTGGTCACACTGACCACGGTCGGCCCAGAGGATACGGCGTCAATCGTCATGCTGGCCGGATATGTCCACGTCTGCCCGCCCAATGCCGCGCCCGTGATCGTGTCCGCGGTAAGGGTATGGACATAGAGCGTGCGCCAACGCAAGGAGGCCGCTCCCAGGTCGTAGGTAATATCCGTAACAGGCAGCGCATGACCAAAAAACTGCATCTGCGCCGATTGAAACTGCATATTGCCCAACGTGTCCAGGACAATCGCAGAGCCGCCATAGGTCACATCAGACGGGTTGACCGCCTTGAGCGAAACCGTCGCATTGTAGGAATCTGCCGCTTTCCAAGCGTGCAAAAATAAGGTATCGCTGTGGTTCGCCGGGACGGAAATGTCCTTCGCCGCCGCCACACTCGCCGCCGGATTGCCGATGCGGCTATCGACATTCGGCCACCAGGCGATGACGGAATGCGCGCCAAAGATGGCGTTGGGATCTGTGACGTTGTTGTATTCAAGCGCCAGCCCGTCATCATCCATGACCGTTTCGGCGGTTCGCACCATGCCGTGCAGATAGGCATTGTCACTATAGAGGCCGTAGCCGGTCGGGTTGAGGGCGGCATCAGCAATGCCATCCAAGCGCCCGATCTGCGTGCGAATCTGCGTGTTGCCCGCCGTGAAGGGGTCGGAGCCGCTCCATGTGCCAATGCGGAACCACGGCCCATTGGCATCGCCAAGCGTGGACAAATAGACGTAGCCCTGCCCGCTGACGCCATAGTCAATGGCCACGTTGCCCTTCTTGATGAGCGTGCTGAAGTCGCCGTGGCGCATGGTGAATGTCCAGCGTTGGTAGCCGCGGCGATCGGCGTCTAGGCCCATATCGGTATAGGCCGTGACTTGGCCCCAGACCGAACCATAGGCAAACGTAGCGGCATTGTTGAGATAGCGCAAGAGCACCCAATCGTTATTGCTAAAGAGCGCGCCGGTTAGGATCGGGCTATTCTCAAAGTAAACAGGAACCGTGCCGCCGATGGCCGCAGGCGTAGTAAAGTCGTCGTGGACGATACCCATCGACTTGCCCCAGCGTTCCTCGCCGATGTCAATGCGAACGCCGTCGGCCACAAAGAGGCGCGTATGCAGCGAATCGGATTTAATCGTGTTGATCGTTAGCTGGCGGTCGTTGGCCGAATTGATCAGTAGACCAAAGCCGGCAATCGGGATGTCGTCGAGGAAATCGGCGCTGCGGAAGCGTTTGGGCGAAGCTAGAATCAGATCGCCCGGCGTGCCGCTTGTCCCCAAATCCCAAGTTATATCGATGCCGGCATCGCTTGTAATCGTGCGATCTGCCGTGACAAAGGTCAGATTTGTATTAAACGTCGCCAGGGCGTTAAAGCGCGTCGGGTTGTTAAAGACGGCGTTGTTGTTAAAGGTTGTCGCTCCGCCAATCGTCAGCGTGTCCAAGCTGGTATCAACGGCGAAGGTTGTGCCGTCAATCGTCACCTGATGCGTGCTGGGCGTGACGACGAACATGCCGCCGCCAATCGTGATGGCCCCGCTCGGATCGGTGCGGAGGATGGCCGCCGCTGAACCAGGATTGCTTGAGGGCGTTAGTAAGCCCAGCGTATTGGTCGCCGTGGCGCCGACAAGCTGGAAGGCGCTGCCGGTAACGAAATGATCGCCGCCAACGATGTCATGGTGTTGAGCGTGATGCTGATCGGGCGTGATACTGGAAGGGGCTAGATCGCCATGCGAAGGGACGGCGTTAATCCATTGGCTGCTGCCGCTGTTGTAGATCAGGTAATTGAGATTGGCGACCGAGGAGAGCGTCACATCGGTCAGGGCGTTGAGGTTGCTTGCCCCCGCACCCCCTGCCGGCACGACGTTGACCCACTTGCTGGCGCTGGCGCTGTACTGTAAAGTGTTGCCGTCGGCCAGGCTGGTCAGTGACACGTCAAAGAGGCCGGCCAGGGTATTGCTACCGGAGCCAGAGCCGCCGGCGAGCTGCTCCGCCTCCCGGATGACCAGATGCCCATACTCACGGCGCATCTTGACGCGCTGGTTGGCAACGGCGGCCACGCCAATACGATCAATGGCCGTGACTAAGCCCTCCGTCCCCTCGGATCCCTTCATGACATATTTGTAGCCGGGCTGCCCCGGTACGTCATAGAGCGTACCGCTGCCGTTGGGGCGGCCCAAGCGCCCGTATATCCAGTTGCGCTCCGATGACTTGGCCCATAAGGCGTCAAAGGCGTTGGCGATGGAAGATTCAATCATGGGTGATCCCCCGGATTTAGCACAACCGTGACCGCCGGCAGCCCGCTCGTTTCCTCTTGCCATTGCAGCGTCGCCGTCGTGACTGTGCCGGTTAAGGTCACGTCATACTGAACCGCTATCTCCGTCACATTGCCGCGTAGCGTCGTGGTCGGCGGCGGCCCATAGAGGCGCGGCGTCGTGGGCGCAACGAAGCCGACATAGGCAAGCGTGGCGGGGTCAAGCAAATCCTGAATCAGTGGCCACGGGATCGTCAGGCTCACCGGCCCCTTGCGGTCATTGAGTTTGGCGTAGCGGTTGCCTTCGCAGAGGTTGAGGTCGGTTTGGGTTTCGGCATAGCGGCGTGAGGTTTCGATAAACTGTGCGCCCTGCCCCTCGCCGCCGCCCGGCAGCCCCGGCGCTATGCACTTGATTGACACGGCGCTCAAATGGTCGGCCACGACCGCCCACGTTATGAGCTTGCCCACTTTCGGCGGTCGCTCATCCTTGAAACTGACGCTTAGGTAGTAGTTCTCATTGAGATTGACGGTCGGGTCGACGCGGTCGGAGAGCGCCACCAAATTGGGGTCAGCCACCAAGAGCATTTGGCCGGCGCGGTTGCAGTTAAATTGATAGTCGGGTGTGACAATCGAGGCCATATCGGCGACTTGGCGGTAGAGCGTATCCTGGTCGCTTGACATCGTGAGAAATTGAAAAAAGGCCAGGATGGCATCGCCCGGCAGCAGGAGGTCTGCGACCTCTAGCGCCGTCGAGTGCCAATACAGCAGATACCACGCATAATAAAGCTGCGTCGGGTAGTCGGTCGTATACCAATCATGCGCCGCCCCTACATAAATGGCGCTATCCGGCGTTGGGCCGCTGCCTACGAGCGCAATCGTGACGGGATTGGTCGTGATGCTGGTCGAACCCATTTCACCGCCGGCCAAAACCGTGTTGAGCTTGCCGCCGCCAAAGTCCAAGACTACACCGTTGGGGATCGGCGCCGTCAAGCTCTGCACGGGCAGATGGAAAAAGCCAATCGCCACATCGGCGGTCATTACCACCTTGACGGTGGAAGAGGCGAGCTGTTGCGTGAAGCCCGGTAATAGCTGCAAGCGCCCCACCACATCCACGCACGAAAGCACGCTGTCCCGCAGCGTGCCGGTCGCCTGGGCGCTCGTATCGTTCTGGTCTGACTGATGCCAGCCGACAAAGATCATGCGTGACTTTTCGGCATTGACAGAGGCCGCCACATCTTCCCAAATCATCACCAATGTGCCGTCCGGGTAGGTTGCACGCGGCAAGGCGATTAGCGTCTTGATGCCTATCTCCTGCCCCCCGGGCGTGATGCGATGGCTTGTGATTTGATGCGGTATGCATACGTCCGCGGCCGGGTCACGCGCAAAGACCGGCGTGACGGCTGTGTGGCTCTTGCCGTCCACGTTGGTCACGGTCAAGCGCACCCAGCGAAAGCCCGCCGGGAAGGTCACGGTGATGTCGGCGCTGGTGCTGGTGCCGACCGTGATCGTGCCGTCCACTACGTCCCACAGATAGCTCGTTACCGTACTGACCGGCGTCACTGTCGATTTACGCAATTGGAAACTAACATCGGCGTCCCAGGAATGGGTGATGCGAAGGCTCACGGGGTCAATCGTGGCGGCAAAGCCAGGCCCGGCATTGGCGACCGGCGGCGCGCTCTCGACATTGCCCGTCGGCAGAGCGTAGCCGTCTTTGCGTATGGTGGTGGTCGTGCCGCTGGTTTGGATGCTCGGAATCTTGGCCCACACGCGGTAATCGTCCAGCACTTCGATATACGTTCCCGCCGCCAAGTTAACCTCGCCGTCGTGCGTGCCTTGCGAGCTGGCGCCAAAGAAGATCGATCCCGTGGTCGAGCTGCCGGCGTTGACCGGCTGGTTGATGCGCTGGCGCCCACAGTCATCTAGCCCAGCGGCGCTGCCAAAACGTACCGTCATGCCGGTATGCACGGCTGAGGCGCTGCCCACGGTCAAGGTGTCATAGTTGACAACGTTCATTGGGTACGGCACCGGCAGGGAGGCCACGCGCGCCCGAAAGACGACGCGCGGCGAAAGCAGAAAGACGTTCATGCGGAGGGAACCAAATCACGTACCAAAACGGTGAGGTTGCGAACACGAAAATCTTGCCAGGAGGCGACCGGCGCAATCGCATGGCCGTTATAACGATTGTAGGTATAGGTGGCGTCCCGGCAATAGACCGTCACCGGCAGCATCAACGCGCCGTTGAAAGTGGGCGTCGGCCCGCTGGCGAAACCTAGCGTGACCATGACCGCATTAAAGGCTTTCTGCGATAGTACCGGCCACACTAACTCGACATACAGCCCCTGGTCGATCACGGCGCCGTTCTGGCTCACATCCCGCCGCGTGGCCTTGATGCCTGGGCTTTGGCATTGCGGCGCAAAGCTCACCAGCGACCCCAGCGGCGTATCCCAAGCCGGGTAAACCTTATATTGGCTTGCCATTACAACCTCCCCGCTGCCGTCTGCACGACGCTTAGAATGCGCTGGTCGATGATGCTGGCCAATGCCTCGACCGATTGCCCCGGCGCGCCATAGACTTGCACGGCGCCCTGAGCGAAGGTCACGCTGAGGCTACGCCCGCCGCCGGCAGCGGGTAGGGTTGTCGTGCTAACGAGCGCCGCGCCGCCCAGCGAGCTTATTGACGCCGGAACGACCACATCCGCCGGCGCTTTGCCAATCAGGTCATTGATGTCCTTCGTAATCTCGCCCAGCTTCGTATTAAAGCCGGTGATGGCCGTTTGCAGTGTGCCAATATCGGCCCCAGGTTGTAAGAGTTGCGCCGTCATTTGGATGATTTGTGCATCTAAAAAGGCTTTGAGTTCCTGGTCGTAAAAGAGCTTATGTTGCCGTAACGCCTCAGCATCATGGTCGGCTTGCGCCTTATCAATCGCCTGATTGCTGTCGCCCAACTGCTTCATTTGCTTATTATGTTCCTGATCCAGTTGGTCGCGTTCAGCTTTGGCGTGGTCGATGATTTGGCCGACGCGCGCATTATGCTCGGTGTCAAACTGCGTCATCTCCTCGGTGTGATGGTTCGCCATCTGCGTCATGCGGTCGGATTGGTCGGCATCCTCACGCTGCTTTTGCAAGGTGAAGGCGGCATCCATATCGGTCAGGCGCTGGGCGTCGGCGTCGTGGGCATCGCTGAGCTGCTGGGCATAGGCGGCGTTGGCGTCGTCAATGCGCTGCTGGAGCGCCGCCTTTTCATCGGCGACCTGGTGGTCGTGGGCCTCCTGCGCCTGGCTGATGGACTTCTCAAGTGACGCTTGCTCATCCTTGACCTTTTGGTCATAGGCGTTGTTAACGTTATCAATCGACTGTTGCAGTTTGTCGTTTTCGGCGCTGATGGCTTCGCTGTGGCTCTTGGCGGCGCTGTCCTGCTCCTGGGCATAGCGGCGCTGCTCCATGAAGAGGGCGCGGCCATCGGCCTGGGCGGTTGCGTCGAAAATGGCGTTGCTGTGGCTGAGCGCCGCTTGCTCCCGCTGGTCGTCGTAATTCTTCTCAATCTGGAGTAGGCGGTCGGCGCTATCCTTGCGGTCTTGCTCGATCGTCTTGTCACGGTCAGTCGCAAAGCCGCCGAGGCGGTCGGCGCTATTGGCGCGCTGGTCGGCAATCGTGCGGTTGAGGTCATCATTGAGCTTGCCGATACGCTGGGCGCTGTCGCGCTGCATGGTGGCGATTTGCTCGGCCTGGTCACGCGCCATGAGGGCGTCACGCTGCTGGGCGGCGCGCTGAATGTCGCTGATGGCGCGCTCGTAATCCTCCTGTTGGCGCATCCGCTGTTTGGCAAAGCTGGCGGCGCTTTCGGTCACTTGCTCCTGATAGTTGCGCTCGGAGTCGGCGCGCTGCTGTTCGTAGCGGGTGGTTTCGTCGTTGAGCGATTGGCCGAGCTTGGTTTCGAGGTCTTGGCGCTTTGCCCACCAGTCGGAGATTGCCGTTTGCTGGTCAGTGGTGGGGCCAGTGTCAACCGGCGTTGATGTCCCGCCCCCACCGTGCCGAGCCTGATCGGATGCGGCTCGATCCTGGACAAAACGATCCGTTTGCAGCGATGGCAACTGGCGGTTGATGACGCCCACCACCTGACCCATTTCAAAAAGAAAATCCAAAGTCTTTTGTAGATCGTCATTGGCTCGTTTGAGCCAATTGGACATTGCCAACGACACAAAATCAACCGCCGGCGCTAAGTCCTGGCTCAAGGTCAAAGCGGTATTCTTGGAGGTCTTTTGTAATTGCTCAAGCCCCGTTACGGCTCCTACGGTACTCTTGGCGAGGCCGCCAAACTTCGCTTGTGCCTCATCCAAAACGGCGTTCTGATAGGCTTGTGCTTGCGTGAGGTTGCTATCGGCTTGCATCAGTTCATCGGTACGCGCCTTGACGTTGGCCGATTCTAGGCCAAGCTCACGCAAGGCTTGGCTGCGTTGCGTCGTGATCGCCGCCTGCAATTGGCCCTCGACCGCCGCCTGTGATCCGCCGCCAAAACCGGCCAGGGAGATGCCACGGGCGGCGCTGGCAAACTTGCTTAGTTCGCTGGTGCTGTCGGCAAAACCCAAGCTAATATCTTTGGTGACATTGGCGAGCGCCGTCGCCTTATCCACAGCGCCGCCGGTCGCCTTATCATAAGCGTCCAACAGATCATTGAGTTTGGATTGCGAACCAGCAAGCGCCTCGGCAGCTACTGTCTGACGGGCGAAGGCGGTCGCCATCTGATCCGCCGCCACCGCCGCCTCGGTCAATTGCTTGATGCCAAGACCGATACCAAACACGCGCGCTAGTTGTCCTAGACTGTCGCCGGCCTTTGTCGTGGACGCGCCGACCGATGCCATTTGTTGCTGCGTCTGCTGGCTAAAGGCGGCCACTTGCGCGGCGGCTTGGTCTAGCTGCGTCTCGATTGTGATAACGCCAATTGCTTGGCCTGCTGAGGTTCCCCCACCATCGGGCATAAATTCCTCAATCTGTAAGATAGCTGAAAGTATGGCAAGCCAAAGTGCGTGCTATGATTCGACTTGCTTAGGATGCAAAATTGACGGACAGACGATAATTTTATAAGGTTTTTTGGCCTTCTTTCGCCGCGTTTAGCATCCTAAGCAAATGTCTACGCCGCCGGCGAAAGAAGGCTGTTTTTATTTCAATAAGGAATTTATAAGTGAATCGCAAGTTGAATCAAGTCTCTTTGGAGCCTTATGGCTTTAAGGAATCGCAACCAGTACAGCGGCAATCTCGGCTATCACGCAATCTCTTGACGTATCTCGCCCTCGCTGTGGTCGTCGTCGCCGTGGGTTGCCTCTATTGGGCTTTCCCGCCTTCGCTACAGAACGTCGCCTCATCTCCCGCCAACAACGATCCCATGTATGTCGCCCGCCGCAATGCTATTGTGCCTGCACCATCGGTTAGCCATGCCTCGACTTACCACGATGTTGTCTACAAAGTAGCTACCAATCGCACCGATTATGGCAGCTGGCATTGCTTTAACTTTGATGCAACCTACGAAATGCCAAGTGGCACGGCTCAACGCCCTGCGGCTATTTGCGATGGTGATCGAAGTGCTATCGTCGATCATCGCACGGCCAATCTTGGTGACTCTGTTTACCTGTCCGTTCAAAATGATGAGTATTACGCGGTCATCTCATGTGAAATCTGGATTGACGGCGCCCTCGCATTCCAAACATACTCAGAAGGCCAGTACAAGATCGCGAGTTGTAGCGGTAGCGTTGATGAGTCAAACGCGAAGGATGACTTTCAGCCGACTCCAGTTCCCACGCCGCGCCCATCCTTTGCAGCTCAGACTAGCAGCGTAGCGACCGCCTATCGAAAGCCAACTACGGATTCCAGCCTCATATTTATTAACGACACGTCGATTCGAGTAGTGGGCCGTAGTGCGGATAACCAATGGATTCAGCTAGATAATGGCTATTGGATTGAGCGCACGGAAATCTTCTCCGAATTGCCGGCTTTGCCCATTACGAATTAGCCAAAAGTCGCCAATTTCAGGTTGACGATCCCTTGCATATCCTTCATCAGCCGCGGCCCCCAATAGTCAACGCTCTTGGAGATGATCCCATAGCGGCCACCGTTACTCAGCTCTAACCAAATTCCGGGTTCCGGCTCGCCATAGGCAAATGTCAGTTCGGCCAGAACGGCGGGAGCTTGCGTCACATCTACATGTAAGCCCCTGCGCGTGTTCCCTGTACGGTCAGTCCACGGAGCCGATGCCTTCATCCACGCTTCCGCCTCGACAGCACGCGCATCGGCCACCCGCCGCCCCGTGACAAATAGCTGCTGCGTGTACTTTTTATAGGCTTGGGGAAATACTTCCGACGGCGGCACGACCCACTTAAATCCCATCACGTCACCTCGTCCATAATCAGCCCAGCCACCGGCCCATAGCTCTCTAGCTCATCCGTTTCACTCACCGGCCTCGGCAACGTAAACGCCGGGTCAAGCAACTGCGTCAACGTGTAGCGGCTCACGGACTGCTTATGCTGGCCGCTACCAATCTCGTCACGCTCCAGCAGCGCGTTCTCGACAATCGTGCCAAAGGTCAGCACAAGATTGTCAAGCGACCAAGCCGCCAACGGATCGTTCTCCCTCAGCACTTGGCTCGGCAACAGATGGAACGTCGTCGCCTTGCGCCACACTTGCCACATCCGGCGGCGGTTTGTACTCAAATTCGACCAGGAGTTCGCTGCTTCCAAGTGCAAAGCGAAAGACCAGCCGCTTTTCGGCCAGCGTTAGCTCCTCGACTTTCGTGCCGTCACAGATCGACTTGGCGCAAATCAGATTGAGCATCTCGACGTAGGCGAAGGCATCCTCTTTGGTGCCAAACGGCTGATCCATGAATTCCTTGACCGCTGTGTTGCGGTCGTCGCCGTAGAGGCTCCGCAAGAGCAGCGGCGTCAGTACGTCGGGGATGTCGCCATCCTTCAGCAGCATATCCGGCTCAAGCGTGCGTAACCGTACGCGGCGGCCTGTGCTAAAGGTCTGCTCCCAGCCCTGTTCGCGCATAAGGCGAATGCGCTCGTAGACCGGCATGTCTGCGGGCGGGTCTGTGGGCGCGGGCTTGTCCGGGTGCCCATTGGGCGCGTTGCCGTTATGACCGTTATTGATCGCCATGTTCTTCGAACCACTCATGATCAACCACCGCCGCCTGTGGTCGCCAGCGGAATCGTCAGCGCCGTCGGCACGGAGAATTGGCGGACACGCAACATGCCGTTGATCAGGCCTTCGTTAACGCCGTGAACGTCCCATTGCGGGATCAAGTAGTTGTCCACCTGTGCATTGAGTTGCAAGTTGCTGGCTAATTTACATTTGGGCAAGAGGAAATGTATATCCTTGCCGCCCGAACCCGACACGCGCCCGGCAATGCCGACATAGGGCACGTCAACGGCGCTTTGGATGTAGAAATCGTAGTAGGCGGCTGTTGAAGTCAAGACGCCACCCAAGAGCATATTAAAGACGGTCAGATCGATGCTACCGTTCTGGATGGTCAGTGTCGCCGACGCCAAATTGGTAAAGACATCTACGTCTACGTCATCGCCGCGTAACGTATCGGTCGAAACGACCCATTGCAGATTGGCCCCGCGCCCGGCGTAGATATCGTAGCCGGGGCCAGTCCACGTATTTTCCGCTGTCCAAAGGGCTATTTTGATATCCTTGATACCCCTTAAAACCGAAGGTGTTGTTGCCATTTTTTTCTCCTCACTTTTGGAAAGTCGATTTATCCCACCGCTGTCAAAATCCGGTATACAGCAAAATCAAGCCGCACGAGCGACGCATTGGCGAGCGCCCCACCGTCACGCCCACGGCTCACCACATGCGCCAGGTCAAGCTCGTAGCTATACGGCAGCGGCTTGCCCTGCAAGAGCGCGTAGATGAGGCTCGTAGCGGCGTCAATCACGTCATAGAGCGGCGCATCCTGATAGAGCCAAACCTCGACCACTTGGTTGCTGCTCTTGATCTGGGCGATGTAGTCCAAAACCTCTGAGGTCGGAATCAAATCTCGTTGGCGTACCAAACAGCACGGCAGCAAATAGCGATCGCTATCAAAGGCGTTGGGTGTGGTTTCACGCGTGATGCCCTCGACGCCCACGAGCGACGATTGGTAGACGCCGCCGGTTAGCATGGCCGTGATGGCCGTGTTAGCTGCGATCAGGGCGGCGATGTCCGCCTCTGGGATGTTCATCCGGTGCGTACCCCCGTTCCCTGTATCTCGCCAAAGGTCAAAATCACGTCCTCGATCCGGTATTCGTCGCCGCCCAGCGTGAATTGATAGCCCTCGGCGATGTCGCTGTCCGGTTGGCTCGGATGGTCACGCCAGCCAAAGACAATCACGCCCAGCCGTGGCGCGCTACCGGCCGCGCTCGTCGCCATCGATGCCCGGTTGTCCACTTCCACGCGCAAGGTCTGCGCCGGCAATCTCAGCGGGCGATTGGGCGGATTCGGCTTGCGAAAGACGATAACCGTCGGCTTGTCCTGCACGCGCCGGTAAGCATTCTGGGCGCGTTGGGCTGCGCGCTGCGCTAAGTTCACCATCGGCCACCCCGCGGATAGAGCGGGTCAACAAGGCCGAACATGGCCGACCCGCCGCCGGCTGCCACGCCGCTCACGGCATTGCTTAACTTGCCATTCCATAAGTCGAGTAGCAGCTTGTAATGGTCAAAAAGCTGGCTGGCTGATTCCTGGCTGTTGTTCTGGCGGTAGTCGGTGCTGGTGACGGCGGCGGCGTATAGCTGCTCAATCGTAATGACACGCGTATAGGCATCCTGCGCGCCGAGCGGGTTGGCCGGGTCGGGATAGGGGACGGCTGCGCGTGTGAAATTGTCCTCGGCTTGGGCATCCGGTAGCGTTACGATGTCGTCAGGCGCAAGGCCAACGTCAGTCCGCAGCCATTGGTATTGTTGCTGTGTCGCCAACTTGTATGCCCTCCCAAACTGCAAGTACACCGCTCGCAAACTCGCTCCACGAATAGAGCGCACGCGCCGCCTGAGCCTTACGCGCCAACTGCTCGCTGTACGTCCACCAATGGTCGGCGACGTGGCGTAAGACTTTGGCAACCTCTGCCGGGTCTACTTCGGCCCATTCGCCCAAGTCCTGGCTGGCCCAATCTTTGTTCTGCGACCAGGTTGCTTTAGTGAGCGTGTAGGGCAATGGACAGCCCCATTGCCGCAGCCCGTCCGCCGTGCCGCTCCATGCCGTTGCTAAGGCGAGGCCGCCGGTCGCCGCAAACTCACGCGGCAAGAGGCCAAAGCCCTCGCCTTTAGATGCGCCAATTAGCACATCGGCGCGGTAGTAGAGTTCCAATAGTTCGGCTTCGTCCATGTCACGCTGGATCACCTCAAAATTCGGATTGGTAAAGATAAGGCCGCGTTGCCCAGTTTGATCGGCGGCGCGGCCTTTGAGGATGAGCTTATAGTTCATGTCATCGCCAAAAGCACGTAGAAACGCCTGTAAGGCCGTTTGGCCGCCCTTGCGCTCCCCTCTATCCAGGAAGGCCAGGAACGTCAAGGGCCGTGGCGTTTGTGGCCTGACACGGTAGCGATACTGTTCGCCCACGCCGATCGGAATCACATGCAATGGGCTTGTGACTCCGCTTGCGGTAAAGGCATCGGCGCACCACCAACTTGGCACAATCACCGCCGCACAATCGTTGAGTGGCGCCAGCCACGACGGCGGGATGCGCGACGACTCAAACATACTGATAGCGATGCGCGGCCCGTCGAATAGCCGCGCATCCTGGGCCGCAAAGCTATAGGGCGGCCCCAAGACGATGCCGCCCGTACCGCATTGCGGCGGCTCCATGCCGGGGCCGTGGGCGATCACGTCTACGCCCAAGCCGCGCAGGTGCTTAACCAATTGCAGGGCAATCAGGCCATAGCTCTCCCACGGCGTATACGGCACCGGCGAATAGACGGCAATGCTCATACTAGGCGGGGCGTTTCGGCACAGCCGGCGCTTGTGGGGTGGCGCTATGATCCGGCGCGTGGTCGAGGCCAACCTGCTCCAGCTTATCCGTGAAACCGGCGGCCTCCTTTTCGGTCAGTTCTACCGTGTCACCGGGTTGCAATTCTGGGTTAACGCCCCAGGTCTGCCCCACCTTGACGCGGTAGGTCTTGGTTTCCTCTTCTTTTGGCTGCCCGGCGCTGCTGCGCGCTATGTGGCGCGGCTTGTTCTCTGACTGTTCCATGATTAGGCTCCTGTGGCGTGGGCCACGCCCAACTTGCTGCCAACTGCCGCTTTGATGATCGGCGTGTAGACCGCCATCACCTTGAAGCTGTTGAGCATCCCATCGCCGCTTGTCCACTCCCGCGTGGTGCTGGGGAAGTAGCCCGGCACGTAGGCGGCTTGTACGGTGTTGCTATCGAGTTGAACCAGCAAGATCGTACCGTCCACCAATTGCGGAATCTGCTCAAAGACGGCAACGTTGGGCATCCGCATAATGCGGTCGCGCGGCGTGTCGCCGGAGGCGTCGGCGTAGTAGTTGAGGGACGCCGAATTGTATTGGTTGATGGAAGCAAAGACACCGTAAGGGCCATACATGTTTTTCGCTTGCATGGCGCCAATCATGCCGGCTATGGTCGGTAGAATGTTGGTGATGGTTGTCCAGACGCCGCCGCCAAAGCTGGTCGCTGTGCCGGTAATGCGCGCCGGATGCGTCGTCAGGCCATAGACGGTACCGCCCTGCATACTGAGGGTCGTGTCGCCGTTGATCAGTAAATCTTCCATCTTCTCGGCGACCACACGGGCGGCGGCGGCGCCGTTGGCAACGTCAAGGCCGTCACCGAGTAGGCGTGACGCTTGCAGATAGCGTTCGTCCAGCTCAAATTCTTTGGCGATGACCGGCACCGGCACGCTGGCAATCGTCACGTCAACCAGGTCTTTCTCGACGCTGGCATGGCCGCGGATGGTGGCATTGGCCGGCGTCATTTCGCCGACGGCGTTGTATTGCGCCACGACGGTGCCGAGGCTGCCCAGCGTGCGCGTGAGGCCACGGCTGATCAGCAGATTGAGCATCCGCAGCGGTGGCACGGCGGCGGCGACCATCTGGCGGTCAAGCTCTTCCCATTCGTTCTTACGCAGGGCTGAGTTGACGTAGAAGCCGCCAGAGGATTGGATCGTGACTTGGCCGGTGCGCTTGTTGACCACAGGCCGCCCACCGAGCGTGGCTTGACGCCCGGCGCTTGTGCGAAGGTCGGCAACTTGTAATTGTGTTCCCATAGTGTTCTGCCTCCCTTTAGGCGATACGCACGCGGATGCGCGCATCGGAACCAGACGAATTATTGACAGCTTCCTCGGCATAACCGACCAAACTGTCGAGGGCGGTACCGGCGGCGGCTTGCAAGGCCCCGGTGCCGGCAGACTCAAGCGCCGCGCCTCTGGCGACGTTGGAGCCGGTCTTGATCAGCATATACAGCACGTCCCCCGGCGAGCCGTAGATGTACGGGACGGTCTCAGCGGCGGCATAGAGGGCGTCAACGGCGAGGCCTGTGCCGGTTGTCGGGTAGACAAAGAGCTTGTCAACGGCAACCTTGCAGCCCTCTTTGTTGCCGCCGGCAGTAGCGTGCGGCTTGACCGTGCTGGTGGGCGCGCCGACGGCCAAGAGTTGACCGGGGCGGATGGTGGCGGCGGCTTGACAAAGCGACTCAGCGACGCGCTGCATCCCGTTGTCACGGTTATTGGAGCGCAGAACAATTGTGCTTGATGCGACGTTTGCCATGAGTTAGGCTCCCTTCTGCTCAAACATGGGCCAGTGCATGATCAGCTCTTCCTCTTCCGGGCCAATGTTGCGTAAGGCGCCGGCGTTGGCGGAATAGTCACGCGGTTGATAGCTGCCGTAAACGTTGCGGAGCTTGTTGGTGTCCCAGCCCTTGACATCGGCCTCGCTCAGGGCACCGCGGCTGTTGGCGGCGATACCGGCGATCAGGCCGGCACGCTCTTCGTTGACGTTGGCGGTGACGTGGCCCAACATCTCCTCAATGCGTGCCAGGCGCGCCATGAAGTCGGCGCCCAGAGGGCTCCCGGAAGCCATTGGCGGCAATGCGGCTGGAGTGGCTACCACTTCTGCCGCTGCCTCGCTGGGTGCGGCGTCGGGTACGTCTAGGCTTTCTTGCAGCACTTGCAGGTCGGCTTCGTCCCACGTTGCCAACTTCTCTTTGGCAAACTTACATTTGGCGTTGGCGGTAAGTGCGCCAATTAACTCGTTCTTGTTCATTGCTGAACTCTCCTCCATTGATAAGTTTGGTTCGATGGCGATTTGCCCATCCACCGGCTCACAAGAGCATGGCGGATCGGAAACTATGCCCTCGGCATTGCCGATTGGGCTTTGATTTTCAGACTGGCTGCTTTTGAGCCAGCCGAGGAAACGTTGGATTAGAGTTTGCTCGTCCATATCAACCTCCAGACTATTCACACGCGGCGTACCGCAGCCGTCCGCCCAGCTACACGCGCCGACCTCATCCGGCAAGAGCGCCAAATGGTCGGGGCGAATGTTGCGCGCCGTGGCGGCATAGGTGGAACCGTTAAACATGCCGGGCGCGGCGTCGATTTCGGAGAAGTAGCCGGTGCTGACTTCCATTGGCGCGCCCAGGCGTAAGCGATTAACGATGGTCATCGCCTTTGGCCCCATCTGTTGCGCCTTGTCGAGGTCGATCCAAATCTCGCCCTTGAGCGCGCCGTCAGCGACGGCCACGTTCCACAGATGGCCCAGCACGTCATTGGCCCAAATGTCGGGTGTATTGGCGCTGGTGTAGCCGCCTTCGTTCCTGGGATGGCTGATGGGCACGGGACGGCCTTGCCAACTAGAGGCAAACTTGCCAAATTCGGCGGCGGATACGAACACGTTGTTTAAGATGCCTTCACGCAAGGCGACGACCGGCGAAACCAGATAGCGCCGCCCACCGTGGCTGATCTCTTTGACTTGGCCTGTCGTGGCGTTGGCGGCCAGTTGGAGCGTGCTCATGAGGATGTCATGTTGTCCGTGGCCTTGACGGCGGAATTGGCTTGCTTGAAGGCGGCCTGGTCACAGCTTTTGCCGCCGGTCGTTTGGCAGCGCGCGTAGGCAGCCTGCCAAACGTGCAGCCACATGCGGCGGCGTTTGCCCGATAGCTTCTTCACGTAATCAGGGAGGGTTGGGTCATTCGGCCCTGTGTATGGCATGGGTCAACTCCAGTTTTGATGCCAATAAAAAAACGCCCTACCGCCATTGCTGGCTGGTAGGGCGTCTTGCGCCTCTAAAGTATAAAATTCACCCGCGACAGGTACGATGCTCCCCCGATGAGCGCCGGTAAAGGCGCGACACCGTACCTGTCGGTTATGTCTATCTTACTCTGATTTTTTTCCAGTGTCTAGCCCGCGCAGGATTTCGGCCAAATTAAACTGCGCCACTTGTTTGCGGTCGCTGCGGCGAATCTCCAGCACCATGCCATGCGCGTCAAGGCGAGCGCACAGCTTGCCATTCTCGTCGCGCAAGTCCGTCCACTTTGCCGCGCTATTAGTTTGGATGGTTGGGCTAGGCTTGCTCATGTGCCCCACCAGCGCCCCACATCGCCCCACAGCAGCATGTAGACCGTATTGGCAGCGGGAGATTGGCCGTTATAGGCGAGTGGCGGCCTGTCATCTTCTATCTGCTCCCACAAATGACGTACCGGGTCAGTCTTATCCATACGCCAACAAGCCGCGGCGTCGTTCTCGCCCAGAACAAAGCGGTCAACCCACGGCCCGCCGCCTACCCAAGCCGGTTGACCATAAGGAAGCGTCACGAACAATAAACCGCCCGGCGCAAGCCAACGGCGCAGCCCCCGCAAGGCGTCAACAAGCTCTTCCATGTCGTGCAAATGGTCAAGCGTGCTGATGCAGATGATCAGGTCGAATTGGTTGCCAGGCTGCCACGTCAGCACATCGGCATTGGTCACGCCGGGATACTCTTCATGTAGATCGATGACCGTGTGGCCGTCATCAGGCCAGCCCACGCGGTAATGGGGCAGCACGGCGCCCACTTCCAGAACAGAGGCGTCTCCGTTCGTGGCTTGCCCCAATAGGAATAAGCCAACCGGCACCTCGACGGCGCGCTCGTTTTGGCGCGTACCGTTATAGTCGCTGACTTGATAGGGAAATGTTCTGCCGGCTAGCGTAAACGTTTCGCTCATGCTTTGGTACCGATGTATTGCGCTTCCGTCCCCGCTTCGACTTCCATGCGAACCAGATTACAAGCGCAATGCCCACCGCACACACTGTCGCTCCCAGGCGGCGGCAATAGGCCAAACGGCTGCCAGCCCTGGTCGTAGAAGTCCACACAATCCGGGCAGCTTTTGCCGCCCCCGCCCAGCATACGGCGCTCCAGGATCGTCCTATTCGGCGCCGATGGCTTGACCGTGGCCCGTTCCGCCGTGTAGAAGTGGCTGCGCGCATGGCCGGCGTACTCGTTGGCGCGCGCCTGGGCTTGGGCCATGCTAATCTTGCCGTCCGCTATATCCTGCGCCGTGCCGCTAATCTTGGCGTAGAGTTGGCGTAGATCTGCGCCGGCGCGGCCATATTCGGCCTGTGATACCTGATCCCAACCGCCACTACCCAGGGCTGTTTGCTGAAGCACTTGGCGCTTGAGTTCGGTACGCATTTCCTCCTGCCAAACCGCCGGGCTGATGCGCCCTTCCATCACGGCATTGGTCAAGTCGCCCAAGCGCGCTTCCGTGGCGTTGGATTGCGACTCCAACAGGCCCAGGATGTCACGGCGTGCCACAAAGCGGCCCGTTGCGCCGCTGCGGTAGCGGCCAACATCGCCCTCCCAGGAATAGCCGGGGAGCGGGTTAGTGCGCGTCGAGAAGGCGTTTATATTTATTGGGAACGGCGTCGCTCGCATACCAGTCCTGCCTTGCATCGCTTACGGCCTTGTCGTCTAGCGGTTCGTTCAGCACTTCCGCTGGGAACACATGCGTCCTCGGGTCCGCTCCAGGCGGCAAATGCAGCATGACCCACGTCACGCTGCGCTCGGCTTCGATGGCGTCAAAGCCGATACTGATCAACGCTTGGATTTGCGATTCGCCCCAGGCGGCTAGTTGTTCGGGGTTCATGCGGCCCCGTTGCGTGCGATCAGCCGCGCCGCCGCGTTGACCAGCGCGTAGGCTTCCGGCCCGCTGTAGCCGGCGTTACCCACCACATCGGCGACTTGTTGCAGCACGTCCTTGCCGGGTAGGTTAGCGCCGTTGGCGGGGTTGCCGGCGTCTTGCGGATGGCCGCCTTGCCCTGGCGCGCCAAATTGCATCGGGACGGGTTGCGGCTTGGGCTCGATGGCCGTTGGCGGAATCTCCTCCGGGAAGGGCGTGAAGTCGCCGCGCCACTCTTCGACCGTTAGAGGCGGCGTGCCATAGACGCTATCGAGCTTTTGCGTCGCATCGGCCCACACCCCCGCAATCGTGGCTTTCTCCATGTCGGTCAGTTCAAACAGCGGATCCCAAACCACCGTGTAGCCTTGCGGCTGCGGCACCGGCAATGCGCCCCACGTCACCAGGCGGTCAATCAGCGGGCGCAAGATGGTCGGCTCGGCAAAGTTGACTTGGCGGCTGGCGATATGCCCGGCCCAGTTAGCTACATCTTGCGTACTCGCCAGGTTGCCGCGCTCGGAACCGAGTAGGATACGCTGCGGAATGCTGGTGGCGGCGGCGATAAGCGAGATCAGCACGTCAAAGGCGCCGGCTGGGTCAACCACTTCGCTGCCGAGGTCGGAAACGGTGACGCCGCGCGTTTTCATAAAGCGGCGTAGGCCATGCTCGTACTCGTCAAACTCCTCTTGGATGTTGGCGGCATCCTCGGCGCTTAGTTCCGCCGTCGGGTCGATGTTCAGCACGAACCCCTTCCGCATCAAAAGCCACGACGCCTCCGCCGCCCCGCCCACCAATTTCAGGATGTCGTCGAGCAGGTTAAAGACGCGTTGCAGCCGTGGCATCCCATAGACTTCGTTCTCCAATAGCCCTTCCGCCACATGGATGACGCGGCTGGCATGGACGCGCATGGTTTGCGATGGCATACTTGCGCCGCCGGCCATGTGGCTATTGGGGTCGCCGATGCTCAGATTGTAGATGAGCGGCAGCCCAAAGCGCGGGTTGGCCGGGTCGGTCTCAAATTCGGCCACGCTGCACGACGGCTCGCCGTAAGGGCGCAAATACAGCACCTGGTCAAGCGACGGTACGCGCGTTACCTCCTGCTCCAAATCGCTATCGCCGGCCACGCCAATCAGCAGCACGCCAAAACGGCCAATGCCACACAGCGTATCGACGCGCTGGCAATAGTGATAGACGCGCAAGCGCCCGGCAAAGTCGGCCCAGCCCTTCGCAAAAGCCGTATCGTCGGTCGCCTCCTTGTCACGGCCATCTTTGACCGTCGGCGTATCCCGCCACGTCTCGGCGCAGGGAAACTCGACCAGGCGACCGCCCAACGGGTCACGCTCAAACTTGGCCCAATAGTCGAGGATACTGAGCACTTTGGCGTAGCCCAGCACGTCGAAATAGTCACGGGCGCCGTTGAAGCTGGTGCCGTAGTTGCCCAGCGCCAGGCGGTCGCTAAGGATGCTGCGGGCGTTGACGGTGATGCTGCGTTCTACCATTTTTCCTCCTACCATGTTCCGGCTTTTGGCCCCGGCAAAGCCAGCTTGTTGAATGCCAAACTGCTACCATCTACCTGATCGTCATGCGCGCCATAGGGGAAGCTCGCTAGCTCATCCAAATAGGCAGAGTTCCAAGCGCCGCGCACCAGCTTGATATTGCGCGCCTCACATTGGGCGGCGAACGGTTGGGCGCGCGTCGCCTTGTCGCCGGTGGATCGTTCCGCCTTGACGCTGTAGCCGGCGAGGGCGCGGATGGTAACTTGCACGACGGCCTTACCGCTTGAGCCTGGTTCCTGTTCGAGCCATGTCGTCACGTTGCCGCGGGCGGCGTCGATTTGCGCTGTCTGGGCGATGATCTTTTCGGTGGCTAGGTCGCTAAACTGGCCGCGGATCACATCTTCGACATAGAACACGTTGTCGCCGTCCTTTGCCAACAGCGCGCCGACGGTATAGTCGCCGTCCTTTTCGGTGGCTGCCCGATCCCAAGCGCGGATCCGTGTCGCCTGTGCTGGCGCTGCGCCAACGATGCCAAACCAATCGCGCTGGAACATGCCGCCGCCGGGTGGGGTCGGGCGCTGCTGATAAAGGCTGGCAAAGAAATAGCTACCAAGCTGCCCGCGCAACTGTTCCAGTCGCTGGACCGGATAGCGTTCGGGGCAAAGCGCCGCCCCAGGTAAACGCGGATCATCCTCGACAGTGCAAGTAAGCGGAAACGGCTGTGGTTGGTCCGGCTTTAACGCTTCCATACAGACGATATGCCACCCTTCGGGCTCGTCATGTTCTTGGGCCAATAGCCAACCGGAAAGATCATCCTCATGCCAACGGGTTTGGATCACAATGATCGCCGCGTCAGGCGCTTGGCGTGTGGTAAAGACGCTGCGATACCAATCCTTTTGCTTGGCGCGGATCGTTTCGGAGCTGGCCTCCTCGGC